AATGTCTTTAGACAGCAGTTAATATATTTCTCACAAGCAGGTGCTAGTAACTCACGTAACGTAGGAACTAAAACTGACTTAGTTATGGCTAGTTGGTTTCCTATGAAACGAATACGTACCAATGTAAAAATGATGTTATCTGAAGCAGAGAGTGACTATAATCCATCCTATAGTTATTATAAGCAAAGTGAATACAACGAGGTTTTTTGGTAATGCTAAACGCAGATGAGCTGTTAATTAAAACAGACGATTTAAAAGGAATGCACGAACAAAGCGGACATTTCGAGTATCGTGATAGAGTACGTTCTATTATGAATGGTGGAAGCAATGGTATCTCTGCATTACTAGGGCAAGACGCTAAAAACTACGACATCGATTTACCAATACCTAATCTTATTAATTCAGGTCTTGAACACTTAGCACAGAAGTTAGGACGTATGCCTGACATTAAAGTAGACGCTTATGCAGAGAGTGAGCGTGCAAAACAAAAAGCAGAGAAGCTAGAACGTATTGTTACAAGTTTAGACGCTTCATCTAAAATGGATATGCAGTTACCACAAGCTGCACGATGGTTACCTGGTTATGGTTTTTGTGTATGGATCATTAGACAAAAAAAATCACCTGAAGGAATCATGTATCCACATGCAGAGTTAAGAGATCCTTACGATTGTTATCCAGGATACTATGGCGCAGATCAACAACCTAAAGAGTTGGCGTTAATACGTTTAGTACCTAATCAAGTTATCAAATCAATGTATCCTAACGCTAAAGTTACTGTTGATGAAAACAGTGCATTTCCATCAGGGTATAGCAAATTTAAATACCATGACGGTTTTAACAGAAGTTGGGACAACCACACAGGCGATGGTACAGAGTTAGTTGAATATTATGACGAAGAAGGTACCTATGTATTTTTACCTGAAGCAAAACAAATATTAGATTTCACACCTAATCCATTAAAGTCAGGACCACGATTTGTTGTATCAAAACGTTTTAGTTTCGATAGACTATCAGGTCAATACGACCATGTTTTAGGTTTGATGGCAGCTATGGCTAAGATCAACGTCTTATCCATAATTGCAATGGAAGACAGTGTATTTACTGAAACAAATATTATAGGAGAGCTAGAGAGCGGGAATTACAAAAGAGGTAGACTTGCAGTCAATTACTTAACACCTGGTTCACAAGTAGCTAAACCACCAAATAATATACCGTATCAGTTGTTTACACAAATAGACAGAATAGAGAGACAGCTTCGTGTTGGATCTAGTTATCCAGTAAGTGATGACGCTATATCCCCTAACAGTTTTGTCACTGGTAGAGGGTTGCAAGAGCTATTATCATCCGTTGATCTAAACGTAAAAGAATATCAGCTATCATTAAGAACAGCTATAGAAGAGCTAGATTATAAACGTTTAGAAATGGATGAAGCGCTTAATGGTAATACTAAAAAGCCATTAGCAGGATATCTTAACGGTACAGCGTACGCAGAAAACTATACACCAAATAATGACATTACAGGTATGTACAAGACAAGACGTGTCTATGGTGTTATGGCAGGATTCGATGAACCTACAAAAATTGTTTCAGGTTTACAATTGCTACAAGCAGGTATTATAGATAAAGAAACCTTACAAGAAAATATGGATGGACTAGACAACGTTCAGAAAATAAATGATAGAATACTTAAAGACGAAGCAGAGCGAACATTGTTTGAAACCTTAAAGGTACAAGCAAGTCAAGGAGATCCAAAAGCAACAATGGCATTAGTACAGATATATAAAAATCCTAATGACATGCAAGCTATATTAGATAAATTTTATACCGCTGCAGAACCTGAAGTACCTGAAGGTGAAGCTGCATTATTAGAGCAGATGATGGGTGGTGGGCAACAACCACAACCAGGACCTGCGCCTGATGTAAGATCATTATTACTAGGAGGTTTACAAAGTGGCACCTAACGAAGATACAAATATGGTTTTCGGAGATATAGTTGAAAACTGTTTAATTGATGTATGGCAAAGAACACAATTAGAAATAATGGATCACGAGGATAAATTGTTTGAAGAAGAACCACAGATTTCTGACATGCCGCAAGGAATGATTGTGCAATACATACCACAAGGATTAATAATTTTTTTCGGTAAACAGGAGGATATAGATGGCTATTAATAGTAGTAGAAGTCGTGGGCGTAGAGGTGGAGTTAAAAGACCTGCAGCTGTAAGTGGTCCAGGTAAATTGTCACGTAGAACAGACGGTGTTGCACCGACAATAGATGATGTACGTGGAATGGTTAGTGAGTCTGCAGGAGAAGAATCAGCGCTTGTAGAACAAGTTAGACAAGGTAATGTAGAGCAACCACAAGAAAGTTTTGCTGCACCACAACAACAAGGTCCTGCACCTTTAGGTGGATTACCATCAGGAATAGCAGATGTATTTGCACCTGGTGAAGATAACTTAGGTCAATATCAATCTCCACCAACACAAGATCAATTTTTAGAACCTGATGATGTCATGCTTATTCGCGCAATGGCAGAAGTTAATCCTACTTCAGAACTTCTAGGACTACTTAAATTTGCTTCTGATAGACAGGTAGGTAGAACGCAGCGTAATCTCTAATGGCTACGTTTCACAGAGATAATCCTGCAGAGGAAGCTAACTTTTATAAAGAGCTGCAACAAAGACAAGCTACATATAAACGAGCTAAAAACTCTATAACTAAAGAAGACGCACTACGTGCTAGTGCAATTGCAAAAGCATATCCTAACTTTTCACCTGATGTTATAACTTCATTAACAACGTTACAAGTAAAACCTGAAGCACAAGTTTTAAATGACATATCTAAGATGATTTCACAATCAAACAGTAAAACTGTTTTAGATAAAGTCTTTGATCCACTACAAGCAGGTGTACGTTTAGGATTTTTAGGTTTAGAAGATCTATACAGAACTACAGTAGATCGTCCTATCAATTCATTTATAGCAAGTACTTTTGGTGACAAAGCAGAAAACTTATCCTTCGCTGACGCATATAGACAAAGTGGTAAATCAACAGTCAAACAATTGTTTAGTGAAATTAATAAAGGTAAAAAGATAAATTTAGGTGAAGGGTTCTTACCTGTATCCGAAACGTTTGACGCACAAAATCCACAATCAAAGTTTTATGACGAATACCAATACATGATCCGATCAGGTTTTGATCAAGGTAGAGCAGAACAAATTATACAAAACTATCTAGGTACACCAATAACATCTATAGATAGACAAATGCAGGAAGGTAATGAGAATTTTACTATCAGTAATGAGAAGGGTACAGTTCCCATATCTTTAGGCAGATCGTTAGCACTACAAGTTGCAGAACCAAACACAAGAACGTTTAATGTTGTATCAGGTGTGTTAGACGCAGGTAAAGCATTGTTCTTAGATCCTGCAAACTATTTAACATTAGGCATGGGTGCTTTTACTAAAAGTAGAAAATCTTTAAAGATACCTGATTACTTAGAAAAAATCTTAAATGATACTCCTGTAGATAAAATGACTAAAGCACAAAAAGAATACATTGGTGCTGTTAATAAAGGTTGGGGTTTACCGTTTATATCAGGGCGATCAGTATCTAATTACTTAGTTAAAGATGAAGGCGGCAAAAAATTAATTAGTTATTTTGCAGAGTTAGATGATCCTAACAAGTTTATAGAACTTACAGGCATAACAGATAGAGAAGCTATTACTGCTTTTATGGATATATCACAAGACTTTACAAAATCTTCTGCAGACAAACAGACAGCAGTTAAGAATTTATTAACAGAATTTTTAGAAGATCCTTTTGGACCAATGGGTACAGGACAAGCACCGACAGTAGGTGCTATAGGTAGGTTCTTAGGTGGCGCTACAGAACAGTTATTAGGTGGCGTACCTGAAGGTACAGGTAAATTGTTTGGTGCTAAGAAAGTAATTAAAACAAAACTTATGGACAGTCCAAATAGATCAGCAAGAATACTCTCTACATACGCAGGTGAGTTCCCTTATAGGTATGTTGATAGCAATCAGTTAGATGACGCTGTAACAAACTTAAAAGGTTTTATGGATCAAACAACAATGGATAGCGTAGCAAAAAATCAGATATTAAACAGAGCTATAAGATTACAAGATGGCGATCAGACAGGTTTATTTAACGTTGTAAAAGATATGGTTAAGTTCACTGCTGATGATTTAGTAGATAACTATGGTGTAAATGCAGAAGACGCATATACCTTTAGTAGAATCTTTGAAGATTACCTACCTGAACTACGTGCATATTTTATAGATTCTGTAACAGGTAACAACGTTGCTAATCCTGGTGCAAAGATAAGTCAAACAATTATTGACAATAAAGCATTTGTTAATCCTGATCCGCATTTATTAACAGAGTTTATTGAACGTACTATACCTTTACCTGATCCTGGACAGTTAGCAAAAGCTATGAACTCTATGTCTTTAATAAGAGCAAAAGCGTCAGAACAAGGAATAGATATGTTTAGTAAGTTACCATCTAAAATTAAGTCAGGAACTATGGCAAAGATTATAGATAGTTACTACGGTGATTTTTGGAAACCATTTGTTTTATTACGTGGTGCATGGTTACTACGTGTTGTTGGCGAAGAGCAAGTACGTATGTATACACGTGGTTATGACAATATATTTAGCAGACCGTTATCTGTATTGTCTTTAGGATTACTTAAAAAACCTAATACATCTGAAGCTGCACGTTGGACAAGCAAGAATGTAGAGTTTAAAGATTTACTAGGTAATCCGTTAGAAGAAGCACTTGAATGGCAAGCTGCTAGTTCACGTAGGTATGGATCTAATAACTTTGATCATCTATTCGGTGGTAACTACAGAGCAGGCAAGAGAAGAAAAAAACCTGGTGTACATCCTATGGATGTTGTTAGTAAAGAAGAAGCATTAGCAAATCGTGAAACAAGACCGCAGCTTATACAAAAATATTTTGATGATGGAATTGTAAGAGAGATTGCACACTTGCATTACGATAGATTGTTTAATCATTTGTTTAGAGGTGCTTTAACTAAAAAACAAAGAGATCAGAGAATGAAAGAATTTGTTGATGGTACTTCAAGTAGGGCAAAAGAAATTATAGAAGAATATTCAAAAGGTGGTCCTACGTATAAAGCAAGAATGTCAACCGCAGGTGGTAGATATGCGTACACAGAATCTATTTATGCTAGAGCAAATCAATTAGCAGGTGGTGCTTTTGATCAAGACTTAGACTTGTTAGAAGATTTAGCTAACAAAATTAACATAGACGATCTTGACTTTGGAAAAACACCATTTCCATTGTCTGTAGAAAAGACTGCTAATACAAACATATTTGAAATGCTTGTACGTAACAGACTTAACAGGATTGATGGCAAACAATATACAGATGAAACAATAGATGATTTTTTTGACAGCATACAAAATGGAGATAACTCTTTGTACAAAAAAGTAAAAAACACTTTAATGTCTGACGAATACATAAACGATCTACCTAATGTAGTTGCTGTTGGTAAAACAGATTACATCGATGATGTAGGCAAAATGGAGTTCTATACAAACAAAGCATTTGACGCTTTGATGGGACAAAGAACTGACAATGCCTCCAGGTCACCAGTCTTTAGACAAGCATACTGGAGAACAATATACGATATGCTTCCATACATGTCTGCAAAAATGCGTAACACAATGTTAGAGGGTGGTAACTATATTGTAGGTGGTAAAGAGTTTAACGTATCAGGTGCTTTGAATGCTAACTTACCTGGAGAAAATCTTATGGCTTCTATGCGTGCAGATATAGGATTGCCTGCACAAAAACTACGTAAATCAGATACAGACATAAACATTGATATGTTTCAAAGAAAAATAAAAGAACTTAATGATAGAGATATTAAAGCAGGTTTAGACTACCAAGATGTCGATGACGAATTTGATAAATTTCAAACCGCTTATTTAAAACGTAAAGGTGATTTAGAAAAACAAATAAACGACAAAACAGAAGAACTGGCTAGATTAGAACTTGATATAACAGGTACATACGGATCGGGTGTTACTTACGAAGATGACATTGTTCCTATGAATGTTAAGAAAAGAGTTGATGATCTACAAGAAGATATATTTGACTTAGAATCTAAAGTAGAAAGCAATAAAGATTTGTTTGACAGGAACTTAGAAACAAGATCAGAACTTCTAGGTTTTACAGATAAATCAGGTGACGTTGACTTAATTGATAGAATAGCAAAAGCACGTGCGTTAACAGAAGTGCAAGAGTTATTGTATGACTTAACTAAACGTAAAAAGGTTGCATACAACCTACGAGGTATCTTTCCATTCGGTGAAGCATACATAGAGATTATGACAACATGGGCTAAGTTGTTAAAAGAGAATCCTGAAATTGCAAGAAGAGGACAAGTAACTGTTAATGCTTTACGTGGTGATAATCCATTTAGTCCAGTAGAGGGAGAAGGATTCTTAGGGCAAGATGAAGTAACTGGTGAAGAAGTATTCTATTATCCAATGATTGATGACTTAGCTTCAGACGCATTGTTTGGAGAAGATAGACAAGTAGGTGTTAGGTTTCCTGGTTACGCTTCATCACTTAACCTAGCATTAGAAGTTGTACCAGGTATTGGACCTGCAGTAGCTATACCTGCAAGTTTCTTTGTAAATGCTAGTCCAAACTTTGACGAAGCTAAAAAGGTTTTGTTCCCTTATGGTTTGCCTGATGTTAGAACAGCAGGAGATCTTATATCAGCAGCAGGTGTACCTGCATGGTTACGTAATACATACCAGGCATTGTACGCATATAACGAAGATGTTGGTCAAAATGAAATAACACGTATTGCTTCTAACACTACTATTGATGTTTATCGAATACTCAAAGCTAATGGTAGAGATGATAGGACATCACAACAACAAGAAGAACTTATGAAAGAAGCTAGATCTATTGCTAGGAATCTAACTTTAATTAAAGCTGCTTCACAGTTTGTTGGTCCAGTAGGACTTAACCCTAGATTTGATATAGGTAATGATAAGAACGCAGGTCATGTTTACTCTATGCAAATACTTGCAGATAGATACAGAGAAATGTTACAGACACCACCTAAAGATGAGATTACAGGACAATTTCTTTATGCACCTGGCGATAACTATTCTGCTACTAAATTCTTTATTGATGAGTTTGGTTTTAATCCTTTAGACATTGCTACACCTAAAACTGTAGTTATAGAACCTAGACCAGTAGATGAACGTGGTGTTAAGTTTCAATTAGAAAATCCTGAAATATTTGAAAACTATACGTTCACTGCACAATACGCTATACCATCAGGCGGTGGTGGTCCTTTTGATTATGAAGCGTATGTAAGAACTATTGCTAATGAACAAAGAGAACCGTTGAAACCTGAAGAATGGTTAGCTAAAAGAAATCAAAGATTAGGAGATTTCTTTATGGAAGAAAAAAGAGTAAGTACTTTACAAACATACGACATAACAGATCCTTATCAAAATCAAATGCGTGAAAGAGAAATGGCATTGTTTAGAGACATAGCTAGATCTAAGTATCCTGGATTTGATTCTACAATACCTGGATTACCACAGACATCTACATTAGATATGCAATTTGAAGAACTTAAAAGATGGGAAAAGAGTAGAACATTATCTCAAACACAAGTAGGTAAAGACTTACGTGTTGTATTAGGATTTATAAATACATTAGAAAAACGTGCATTGAATGTTGGCTTATCTAAAGAAGGTTGGAAAACATCAAGGACTATGTTAAAAGAACGTCAACAATTACGTGATACTATCGGTATGTTAATTAATAAGAATCCTGATTTCCAAATTTTAGCAGAACGTGTACTGTTACCTTTATTCCAGGAACGTACAGATTTCTTAGAAGATTTGCAGTACGACTATGATACACTTAATGAATATGGTGTGTACTTACCAAACGTGCCTAATACAGAGGATATTTAATGACAGAAGAGTTTAAACAAGCGTTAGTACAAAGCATTATTGATCAACGTGGTTTTGCAGAGACAGAACAAATATATATAGATTTAATTAATCTTGCAAAAGAATCTAATGATCAATTGTTTATTGCTAAGGTATATAACGAGCTAGCAATGTACGACAAAGTACAAGCACAGATGTCTAATCAAACTATTAGTTTTGAATCTGCATATAGAGGTGTAACGGGAGTATCGGGTAATAAGACTCTTGCTACTTTTAATACTGCAGTAAATAATAATTTAGATCCTACATGGAGAAATGCTAAATCTCCGCAGGAACAAAAGTTAGCTGCAGATATATACAGAGGTTTAGATGTTGCCGCAGGTATTAAAGGTCCTGAAGGTGCAGAAAATGCTAAAAACTATTATGACTATTTAAATACTAAATTAGATTCAATAGTTGAAGAGACAGGGATGTTAGGAGTTATAGTAAGACCACCACGTGGTGAAGGCGGACAAATCTATGTAACAGAAGATCTCAATGAATGGTTTACTAATAATCCACCAAGAGATATTACAGAAGGTTTTTATCCTACAGAAGGAAAAGATTATAAAAAATATCCAGGATTTGCTAAACCAATTATATTAACAAAACCTGTTATGACATTTAATTCTGAAACAGGTTATTACGAACACACAGGTGATTACTTATACGGTGCTGAAACTTTTAATGAGAGTGGTAAATTCAACACAGCATTAGATACTGGTGATACATTCCAAGTAGCTATTGGTGTTAATAGACCTGACGGTACAAGTACAGGAGAAGTACAAACACTTAGCTATGACGAGTTACAATTGTTAAAATCAGAAGTAGAGAATGATCCATCCAAAACTCTTATTAACGTATCAGGAGACAAGGACGAAGTTAACGCACAACTTAAACAATGGGTTGACTTTAACACACAACAAAGTGTTGCACCTGAATATGATATTTTTGGAGGGATTACACCTGACTATGCAATATATAAACAACCTGATGTAGCAGACGCTTTTAAAGACGGAGATCCTACAGCAGCACAAATGAAGGACGCTATGTTACCGCAGCAAGTATATGCAGGTAATATTCCTGAAGGTCAGTTTTATGGTGGCACAGATCACATATCAGGGCAAGGACCAGGTATGAATGGTACACAGAAAATATCATGGATCTCATTAGCACCACAAGAAATAAAATCTGTACAAGTAGATTTAATGCAAGCAGGTTATATAAGTGCTGAAGACTTTTTCTTAGAGCAAGGTGCCTGGCAAGGTAAAACACAACAAGGTATGTACTCTGCTATGGTTGACGCAAACTTAAACATGATAGATATATATTCACAGTTGAATAGTGAGAAGGAACGTTACTTTAAAAAACCACCTTTAACACCTAAAGTTTATGCAGCACCATCACCAGGATTTATTAAAGGCGAGATAGACAATGCACTTAGATCTGCAGGAGTTACACGTAAACTTACAGACGCAGAGCTTATAGCGTTTAGTGACTTTTATTTACAAGCAGATAAAGATTATGAGACAGCTAGTTCAGAATACAGCAAGAATCTTGATCTAGCTAACAGATTATTTCCTGGCGCACCTGAAAGTATTTCTATTCCAAGTACACCAAGTGAAGAACTTGCAGCATTTGCAGAACAAAAGTTTGAACCTGAACTAGCAGCACAGCAGAGAGGTATACAAGAAAAGAATGATCTTAGCTTTTTGTTTAGTTCATTAGATCAATTCGATAATATGATTGGGAGATAATGGATAACGAAGATAAAGTTATGCAACTTCTTGATGATCTCAAAGAAAAATATGGAGAGTTCTTAGACAGTACTGCTAGTGAAGCAGGAGATGGCAGCGGTTTACATTTTGATTTAACAAGTGGAAATATAATTAACGGTAATGAAATATATATCGAATCATTTTATTTAAAACCTGAAGCACAAGGTCAAGGCATTGGTAGAAAAATGGTTGACGCTTTAAAAAAATTATCAAACGAAATAAATGTACCTATTACTTTATTAGATAAAACTTTAGAATCAGCATACAGTAGTAGTTTTTGGAGAAGTATGGGATTCGATCTTGATGATGATACAGCTTCAGCATTTTATAATTACGAAGGGGATCCACAAAGTTCAAGATTTGCAAAAGAAAGTTTACAACTAGACGAAGGATTATCTGATGACATAGCAGAAGTAAACAATGATTTTGTATATGAGAAGTTTAAAGATCGTCAGAACACAGCAGACAATGTAATTTTTAAAGAAGCAAAAGATGGGACTGTAGAACTACTTGTTATTAAACGCAAGCGTGGTCCACATAGAGACTTGTTTGCTTTACCTGGTGGCATAGTTGAAGCAGAAATGTCTGATGAAAAAATAATTAAAAGTGTTGTTGATCCTAATGAAGTAGGTCGTTTGCAGGACTTTTATTTTAATATTGAGGGTGAATTTTTACCTGACGAAAAAGGGAGTGCTTCTAGAATTTTTGCACAAGAAGCATTGCGTGAAGCAGTTGAAGAAGTTGGTTTAGAAAGTAAATTTATTAGTGCTTCACAACCGTTACCTATTAAATACAATAGATATGATTGGGACGCAAGAGCAGCTAATGGTGTAAACGTTGGTGGTGCGTTTATAGTTGTTAAAGATTTAGAAAACATAGATATAGTCGATGGACAAAAAGTATCTACATTTACAGAATGGAAACCAAAAGCAGCAGATGACGCGTTGTCCTACCAATGGATAAAACTTGAAGATGTTATTGACGGATCAGCAGAACTTGCATTCGGACACACAGAGTTTGTAGAAGACGCATTAACAATTTCTTTAAAGAACCAATATTTTAATAAATCTAATATGGCTACAATAATTAAAGGCACAGCTGTATATGATTTTGAAGATGTTGAAAATCTTAAAATACAAACACAAGCTGCTGCAAAACGAAACATTGATATTATAAACGGTAGTAATGTAGTACGTGAACAAGTTGGTCAACCAATAATACCTATAGAAGGTAACAATGTTATTGATCGTCAAAACAAAGCAATGATTGATAGCATTAGACAAATGGGTAAAATGGATTATGGCAATAATATAAAATTCAATGCTATGGATCAAATGAGATCTGACTTTATATTTATAGATATTATGCACTCTGCAATAAAAAATCCACCAGTAGTTACATTAAGTTCTGCAGATATTGAAGGCAATGTATCTCCTACAAGATCATTTGGAGGCAACGAGTTTATTTTTGACGCAGAACTAACTGATAAAGGTAAAAAGCGCGTTACAAAATTAATTGCAGAACATACTAAAAGATATTACAGATCTTTATTAAAAAGAAAATTAAACGAAGGCATGCAAATAACACCAGTTATTGTTGCTATGCAACAAAATGCAGATAAAATTATTAATAGTCAAGAATTTAAAACAATAATTTCAGAATCATTTGCACAAGTAATGGTGGAAGAGGCAGATGACAATTTGTATTATTTAAAAGGACCTGATACTGACGCTGCACTTTATTCTTACTTAGATCCCCAAAATAGACTTATTAATACTGAAGGTATAGAGAGGGCAGTTGATGATCTGATTAATTATCAAAAAGGTGGAAATCCTGCAGTAGGAAATGCAATGGAATCTATTAGAAATAAAAATAACAAGTTTTATAAAAAAACATTTCCTGAAGAGATATATACACCTGCATGGGATTACTATAAAAACAATTCACCTGCTATGCCTGAAGCTATGTTAGATACACAAAAGTTAGTTAAAACTGCTGACGGTAATTTAAGTGGGATGGTTTATCACGGTGCTAATGGTCTAAATGTTAAAGGTAGAAAAGTTTTAGACATACTACAAACATATTTACCTGCTACAAGTTTTGGAACAACTGCACCTATGATGGAATTTGAAAATACTATGCAAGAATTTTTAAACCGTATTACCTACGAAAATAATATTGATTGGTTAGATCCTAGAAAATATAGACAACCTATGTTGCGTCTTAATTATATGTATACAACATCTAATCCATTTCTTGCAGCTTCCTATGCAACAGGCGGTAGTGATCCAGGTGCAATTAGTGCTAAAAATAGAGAAGTATATGACGCAATATATCAGATAATAAATCACAAAGATATTTTAGATGTAGATGATACAGATTTAATAGATATGATGAATCGTGATTTACGTGAAATTGGTTTAGAAGTAGTAATAAATCCTACAGATGGAAATTATTTAAAAAGTGTAACTAATGAAAATACATTGTTAGTTGATCCAGGTATCATGCAAATAAAATTTAATGCAGAACCTAATTCAATATTGCATACAGACATGCCAATTATAAGACAGTTAAATAATCCTAACGTACCTACTTTATTACAAAACATTATTAAAAATGCTAAACCTGAAAATATACTTACAGGAGAATCATTAGATGTTCTAATAAACGAAATATACAAACAAAGTACAAGAGATTCAATGTTTATTAAATCAGCAACTGCTGATACAAACGTTACTGAAAAATTAAAAAATGCTTTTAAGGATGGACCTGAACGTGAAACTATAAGAAAATATTATGCGAACCTTATGAGTAGTGACACAAGAATGTCAGAGATTATAAAAGACATAGTACAAGGTAAAGGCGAAAAAACATATAACTTTAGTAACATGCTAGATCTTATGGCAGGCACTATAAGACCAAACTTAGCAATTGCACCAGATCTTTTAAATACAGCTAATGAATATGTAACAACAACAGATATAAATATAGCTAATTCTGAAACTAAAATGGTAACACCTGAATGGTATCATAAGCACCGTACTACACCAGGACATGTATTGTTTACTAAATATGCAAATGATTCTTTTGTACAAGACAGAATAACTTTTAAACAAATGTTTGAGTTTGCTAACACAGTAGATCCTGCAACACTTGGATCATTTCAGGCAGTAGGAGAATTATTGTTTGTTCAAAGTTTAAATGAATATTTATCTGACAAACCTGAACTAGCAGAACAATTTTTTAGAGATTACCAAATGGAAAGTGGATACAACTATATACAAAGGGGAGATAGAGGTATTGCTACAGCTGATGACATATTACAAGACATGTATATTTACGGTGATATAGTTAGACAAAAACACAATCAAAGATACGTTGCTAAAGGCAAGGGTGACTTTAATAATTTTGATCCTAATGCAAACGATCCAAAGAAAAAGACACAAGACATAGTTTTTGAATCACTTAATTTTAAAGATGGAGATAAAGATTTAATTAATTATTTAAATGAAGTTAACGGATTAACAACAAGCACTCCAATACCAGGAGGCGATCCTGTAAAATACGCTGACATTGCATTACTTAAATCTTTATCAGAAAGCGGTATAGAGATAGTTGCAGGTACAGGCGGTGGTCGTAGAAGAAATAATTTCCATGATGTGTTTGGAATAGTAGATCCAGGAGATAAATTTGGAACAGGAGTACCAAGAAAAACAACTTACGATATTAAAGCAACTGAATTAGACGAAGATACTTTACTTTTACTTGACGATATAAATATGGGTGTAACCAGTTTTAATGATCTTGATGATAAAAGTATAAAAGAAATTTCTAAATTTGTACCTATTGAAACAATTATGCAAAATGAAGAACTTACAGATATAAAGAAACAACAGTATTTAGAATTGTATAGTGATCTAAACATTAATGATGATAGGTTTTATAGTTTAAATGAAATAAATCCTACAGCAATTGATGGTGCTTATTTACAAAACTTTGATGAGCTAAGAGAACTTATTGCACAGCAATCTATATTCGGAGATGTTGATAAGTTAGCTGCACAAAACCAAGCAACAAAAGTTATGGAACAATTGTTTGCACAAGTACCTGAAGAGAAGATAGCAACCACAGCAGCAAGGACTGGTTTAATACAAACATTAGGTAATGGTTTAGATTTGTTTGACGCTGCAGTATTAGCACCAGTTATGATAGATATGTTTATATCAAAAACTTCAGGCGTAGGTAAAGCCACTGAAACAATAGGTGGTGCAGTAGCAGATGTTGCACAAGACATATATGATCCTACAAAAAAAGATACCGTGTTTGAAAACGTATATGGTTCACCTGAAGATCCAGGAACCTTAGCAGGTGCAACAAGTGACACTATAGGTATTATTGGAGATACTTATGTCAATCCATTAGTCGAAGAAGCAAAGAACAATATGTTAATAGGAATGATGTTTGATAGCATTAAAGAGGGCGCTATATCAGCACTAGATACTATCAAAGATGGATTCGGTATGAATGATTGGATATATAATGTAAAGCGGGATATGTATGTATCTACTAAACTAAAAGAAAAAGGATATAGTAATAATAGACCTATACCACCAGGACTTGTTTCACAAATTGAATCAGAATATAAAGCAGGTATGCCGCAACTTGAAGACAAATACGGGAGACCGTTAGATGTTGCTGACAGTTCTAATTTTCCTAAGTACAATCCAGGTAGGAGATAATATGTTTGACGCAAGAAGTTTTCCAGTTATAGAAGGTGGTGGTACATATCCGTCTATAAAATACAGGGAAGATGGTATAGGGGTAGTAGATCCTAACAGAGTATATGAAGCTATGATTAATTACAGAAAATCTAATGCTAGAGATTTAAACAAACGTAAAAAAGTAGCATGGTATGAAAACGGCAAAGACATGGCAGACGAATTATTAACAGTATTTGGCGTTGAGAGTGCAAGTAACCGCACTAAAGATGGTGAGATTTTAAATATTGGAAACGTACCATACAATGCACATGCTGAATATAACGTACCAGGTAGTGGTGAGAGTTACGGCATAATGCAGATAGACGTAAGTGGTGATAATAAAACTTATGTAATGATGGCAATGGATAAAAAGTATGCAGAGGAAATAGATAAAGCTACTACAGTTACTGAACGTAATGAAATAGGTGCAAGACTATTTGAAGAGAATAGAGATGAAGCCATAGGTTTCCTAAAAGATATTAACAATATAGATAAACACATGATTATTGCAGGAACTATATTTAATGACAATGGTATGGATGGATGGAAAGCGTACACTAATTACAAGAACGGCAATGATCAGGGCTTTAAAGATTTATATGAGACAGTGCAACGAGCTAATGAACAACGTGTATATAGCACATGGGATCAAGATCTTATGCGTGAGAACCGTAAGAACACCGCAGACATGTTACGTATATTGGAAATGAGAGGGAAAATGCCTGTTAATATAGAAGATAGAGCAAAAACTTTAATAGACGCATATACTACTTTAAAAAGAGATAATGCAGATATGACTGATTTTGCTGATAGTAAAATAGAAAAACTAAAACCATTTGCAGGGATATATGGCAGCTAATTTAATACCACAGTTACCAAGCGATACACAAGTATGGCAAGAGATTAATGAGTCAGGTCAGTCTATATATTATTTAGTTTACAAATTACCACAAGAAGCAGCAGATCTATCACCAGGTTTAGAAAACTTTACATTTAGATATAAGGTTAAAGATTTAAAATCAATCGCAGCTACAGGAACTGTCACACCTGATGTTGTTGTAACAAAGAACGGTGAAGTCTATTCTACAGAGGGAAGATCAAACATTACAGTTGACGACTATACAAATAGTTTTTACTTTGGTGATCATACTCAACTAGCAACTATACATGGTGGTATGGAAGCAGGTGCAGTTGGTTATGAATACTTTATAGAAGCATTAGAACAAGAATCTAAATACAAACCATACATATTTAGTAAGAATGCAGCAGGTCAATATGATTATCTTGCCGTTGCATTAGAAGCAGCTAAAGAAGGTAGGACAGCTAGAGAGTCGGAACTTGCACAAACAACTTGGTGGAAGAAACATACTGCTACCGAGAGACAAGAAATGAGTTTTGCACATAAAGATCCTGCTTCATTTAGTCAACGAGGTATTAAAACTAGAGAAGAGATCATAGGTAAAATGCTATCAGCAGGTATAACAGAATTAGATCCTGCAGTTATTGACGCTATCACACAGAAAAAACAGTATGGTATTTTTGATGACACAGATATAAACAACACAATTAACAAGTTAGCTAATCCTTTAATTAGATTTACATTAGATCCTGAAGTTAAAGCTGCATTAGAAGGTAAGACATTAGAGACTATAGAATTTACAAGACAAATGGAAAATACTATTAACGCAATACTTGGTCCTGGTACAGCAGAGAACTTTAATTTAGAACAACTTGCTGCAGATTACACAGACAATCCTACAGCGTTTACACAGGATTTTTTACCAAAGTTACAAGATCAATTTCAAGCAACATATTCTCAATATAAGGGAACTAACGTTAAAGCATACGAAGATATTGCACCGAGTTTAAGAAGTGAATGGGTAAGTATAACAGGACAAAAGGCAGACGAAACCACTGCACAATGGAAACAGTTTGCTGCTACCAATGATATAGCAGAACGTAAAGATATAGCATTCGCAGCAGCAGCAGAGTTAGGCACACAAGCATATAGAGATAAAGTAATATCTGATTTAGAAAACAACTTTGGTAAAGCAGGTGCGAGAGCTACAGGTGGAGGATCTTTTAGATGAGTATACTTTCTAGGTTAGTAGATTTTTTACCTGAAGAAGATAGAGAAGCAATAGCAGCTGCAAGACGTACTGGTCCATCAGCTGTTGCAGCAGGACCTGCAACAATGGCTAATGATAGACCATCAGAAGTAGAAGTAGAAGCTATTGCAGATCGATACGTAGCTGAACAAGCAGCAGCTTCAGAAGTAGTACAACCTGTAGTAGAAGAACCACCAGTAGAAGAACCACCTTCAGTTGTAATAGATACAGGTGGTGGATCTACAGGTAATAATGTTACAAGTGATGAAACTGTTATAGAAAATGGAAGGTTACTTGTTTACTCTATTACTAGAGATCCTAATGGTAATGTAGTTAGCAGAACATTTCTAAGAGATCTTGGACCATCAGGCGGCAGTGGCAGCGGTGGCGGTGGCGGTGGCGGTGGAGAAGTAGCACCAGTACCAGGAGATCCTGTAGAAAAATTTAATGTTAAAGAATTTGCACAAGCTAACTATGGATTCTTAGGACAAGAACTATTAGACTTTTTTATAGATGAATACAATGTTAACGGCGGTGACGCAGACGAAGCGTTAAGAGGTATGCGTACTACACAAGCATACAAAGATAAGTTTCCTGGAATCTTTAGAGATGATGGTACAACACTTAGAATAGAAAGTGATACACCTGAATTAGATTACATAAAGATTAAAGAAGATTACAAAACATATTTAGCAGATTACAATTTAAATCCTGATTACTTTGAAGATCAGATGACAGCATTGTTTGAAAATGACGTAGCACCTACTACATTTGCTAATAGACTAGATACTGCATATACATCTTTGTTTACACAGTTTGACGCTGTAAAACAATATTATGTTGAAAACTATCCTGGTGTATTTCCTACAACAGATGATCTAACTGATGAAGCTATATTTGCTTCTTTCATTAGTGAAGATATATCTTCTGACATAATAGAACAAAGAGTTAAAGTATCACAAATAGGTGGTGCATTTAAAGAAGAAGACTTAACTATATCCGCAGATCAAGCACAACGTTTAGTTAGTGCAGGACTTAGCGGCACAGGTGCGCAACAGATAGCACAAAGAGCAGAAGCTAGGTTACCTAGATTACAAAGACTTGCTAAAAGATTTACAGGTAGAGAAGACATCTTTGGTTTATCAGAATTTATTGAATCAGAAGTTTTCGGTGAAGGTACAGCTGCACAACTTGAAGAGAGATTGGAAGCAGAACAAGCGTCAATCTTTACAAGAGCTGAAGGGGCAGCTACTACACAAGCAGGTGTAACAGGATTGATTGAGCAATAATGTTTAAATGGGTAAGAGCAAGAAATAAAAAAGGTCACTTTAAATCTGACAAGGCATGGACATGGTGGAATGACGCTTACAAAATAATATTAACCGAACAAGGAAAAAAAGTAATTACCGTGTTTTTATGTGTTATAATAATTGTATTGGCGTGGTCAGTATCCGCCAAGTAAATAATAGATCGACACTCTAGCTTAGGGTTCCTACGTCCTAGCTACGTAATAAATTCGTAGAGGTGTTGTATGCGTATGTTGCAGCGCCGATTCAACATGTAATTAAATTTTGTAACCACTCCCAATATGTACCACACCTTATTGGAGAACAGTGTAATTGTGTGAGAAATGGAGAATATCAATGACAGACGAACAAACAATGGACGGCATGGAAAACAATGACGGCATAAAAGGTTTAAGGGAAAAACTTAAATCAGTTGAACAAGAGAATAAAGAATTAAAGAGTGTTGTAAAAACCTCTTTGTTTAAAGATGTAGGTTTAGATCCTGATTCAGGAACTGGTAAAATGGCTTTTGATCTTTATGATGGAAAACCTGACAGTAGCGAACTAGGACAATGGCTTAAAGAAAACTATAACATCGATACTAACGTACAGCAGAACAACGAAGTAGCTGCTGCGAAGATCGCTGAAAGTGACAATAGGTTAGAAACTATACAACAAAATTCTTCTGCACAACAACCTGCTGACTGGCAATCGAAAATGCAAGAAATTATATCTGACGATAAAACATCTGTTAAAGATAGTCTTAGAGCAAAACTAGCTTTACAAGAAATACAAAAAAATCAATAACTATCTCGTAAGAGAGAAGGGAAAATAGTAAAAAATGGCAGCAATATCAGGTGCTAATCCAATAGTTGCTAGTGACGTTAATAACTTTACTGGTGAACTATTTAAAATTACACCACACAGAACACCATTGCTAGCTGCTGCAGGCGGACTTAATGGAGGAGTTGCGATAAACTCAACATTCTTCCAATTCCAAACACAGGACAATGCCAGTGTTACTTCTGTTACTCCAGATGATGAAGGTGGATCACCTAATTATTCAGGAAGAACTAGAAGCGCACAGCAAGGTACACTACAGATTTTCCATGAAGCAGCGCAAGTATCATATACTGCACAAGCAGCTTCAGGAGAAATCGTACCGTTCCAGTTGGCGGGAAACTACAAGAACTCCGATCCTGCATTAGCATTAGCAGGTAATAATCCAATTAATGATGAGCTTGCTTATCAAATGGAATTAGTATTAGAGACAGTCGCAAAGAAAGTAGAATGGTCAGCATTCAACGCAGCTTACAATGACGGTACCACAGGTAATCGTCAAATGAGAGGTCTTGATGAACATTGTTCTCTATCAGGCGGCAACATTATACATCACGATACAGCAGGTGATGGAACAGGAACAGCACAAAAACTTAACTTTGATGTGATTGCAGAGGGTATGAAAAAACTTTATGACGCAGGCGCACCAATGAGAAACTTAGTGCTTTTCTGTCAACCAACAGCTTTACTTGATCTTAATAAAGAAATGGTAAACGCAACTGTTGTATCAGGAAAGAACTACGGTATCTTACCTAGAGACAGAAATGTCGGTGGTGTTGACATCGATACTATCGTTACACCTTTCGGTACAATCGGACTTGCATTGTCTGATTTCCTACCTGCAGGAACTAATGATGGTAAGAAAAACTTTATCGTTGACATGTCTTTTGTCAAACCAATATTCCTTAACATTCCAGGTTATGGAACTATGTTCGTAAGAGACTTAGATCAAAACGATAACGCAAGAATTGCAAAAGCAGTGTATATGGAAATGGGCTTTGACTTTGGTCCACAACAATATCACGTAGAAATTAATAACGTTTCTAACGCTTAATCAATAAATTATTACTCTAAGACCGCTTACTCCACCTAAGCGGTCTTTAGAGTATGCTAAAATAAGGAACGAGTATGGCAAGATTTAAACAAGATGTAGTACAAATAGATAGCGGTTCTACCGCAAGCGAAGGTTCTAATACAGACGGTATGCTTTTATCAGCAATTTTATTTCCATCAGCAATGACTGGTGCAACTGTAACATTTCAATGGGCTTCAAGTCCTGGCGGTTGGAAAAATGTTGTTGAAACTGATGGAACAGCAGTCACTTACACAGTCACAACTGACAGTATAGTGAGAGTTGATCCAAGTGGTTGGGCATTCGGTTCATCAGGATTTTTACGTGTAGTATCAGCTTCATCTGAAGGTTCTGCAAGAAAAATAGTTTTTATATATAGAGAAAGTTAGAGGTCCCAATGTCTACGTTTGGACAACTAATAGACAGAACGTATAGAGAATACCTACGTCCAGTAGAAGAACAAGAACCTTTAACACAAGTTGCTAACCTAGATAGCATTACTGGTGGTCAGGGTTTAACTGCAGCAGGCACAACTTTAAAATATAAAGAAGGTTTATTTACACCTGAAGAAGAAGAATTAATCGGTGCAGGTTCTGTATTAGAAATTGATAGCGAACTTGTTATGGTCGAAGATATTAATACAGTATCAAGAGAGATAACAATTGAGCGTGGTAGGTTAGGTTCTACCGCAGCAGAACATTTTAACGATACTGATATTATTTTAAAACCTAAATATCCAAGACTGAATGTATCTAATGCTATAGGCGATCAAATAATAGGTTTATATCCTGCGTTGTATGCAGTCAAAAAAACATCTATAACAACTTCTGCTACACAATTTGTAGAAATGCCTGCAGGCACACAAAGAATATTACAAGCAAAAATCGATAACTCTACATCAGGATCTAGTACAACTGTATATAGTGATGTTGCGTTAGAATTACTTACAGATTTTGCAGGATCAACAACAGACGCAGCAGTACAATTTCCTACTGCACCTACATCAGGTAAAACTGTATATGTTGTTTACGCTGCAAAATTTATAAGACCAACACTTGAATCTGCAGATCTAAATACAGTATCAGGGTTAGAAGATTTCCACGAACAAATAGTTATGGTTGGCGCTGTAGCACAGCTGTTATCAGAACTTGATGTTGACGCAAGTACACAAAATTATATAACAGAAAATTTAGAACAAAGAGGTGTACCTGTTGGATCAGGTGAGCGTCTAAGAAATGCTTTACTTAGATACTATGGTGTCTTATTAGATAGAGCAAGAAGAGAACAGAGGTCGCGATTTCCACAAGGCGTGGAACTTTACGGAATAACTTTTACCTAATGCCTTTACCATCAACTTCTAACGTTGCTAATCCTTTAGCTTTTGGATACCAAGCACAAATATCTGATGGTATTACTGATATACTTTTACGATTAGCAGTAGCGCCAGGTAGAGAATTAACTATAACTACTGCACCACTATCTGCGCAACAGGTTAACACCGCACAAGTACCTGAAGAATTTAGAGCAGAGTTTGGACAAAGTTATGCAAGATCAGATTTTTCAGGTGGTGCAGGTTTAGATCAAGCACATCAGAGAATACAAGGCACCAATGATTTTAGAAGATTTTTTGACAGCAAAGGTATAGATGTTTTTAAAAATGCAGATGATAGTGGTAAAGCATACAGTATAGAATTATTGCCTGAAACAACTGCTGTATCTGCAAGAGCTAGCAGTAATGCAAATCAACACATTATTGCACATGAAGATGTATTGTATGTTGCACAAGGACATGATGTATTTTATTCATCTGACAATGGTGACACATGGACTACATCTGATCCATATTCTGCACAAGCAACTTGGAACGTAACAGGATTAGCACTAGAAGGACACATTCTTTATGCTTCTTTAAGTGATGGAACAGATAGCATTGTAAGAAAAATAGACGCAGATAACCTTGCGGGTGGTTGGTCTAACTACACTAATGCAGTATCAGGTAGATATATACGAGGTTTATTTAATGTTAAAAACTATATATTGTCTATTGAAAATGATGGTAAATTACAACAACTAGACGGTACATCATCACCTACGTTAATTAAAGATCTACCTTCGGGATCTTTGTGGTCATCTATTATAGATGGTGGATCAGTTATTTTAGCAGCAGCAGATGATGGTTATATATATGCAATTAAAGATGATGAAACTTCAGGTTTAATTTTAGCAGGACAGACATATATTGAAGGAGAAAACATTGTAGATATGACAGAAAGCAATGGTATTATTTTCTTTTCTACATCACAAACATCAGCGGGTGGTGGAAAAATAGGGAGAGTATATAGAGGAACTATCGCAACTGATGGTGTGCTTTATACACTTGACAACAGACAGTTAATAAAAGAGTTTGGTGATAACAATACAACCGTAGATAAAAGTCCTACTGCATTTTACAACGCAAGAGATCAGATATATTTTGGTGTTATAGATAGTGCTTCAGAAACAGACTTATATTCTATTTACCTACCAACATTAGGATATGCAAGAAATATTTATTACACAGGAACATCAGGTAAAGTTAAAGGTATTGAAATAGTTAATGGTAAACTATTTTTTCTAGTTACAGGTATTGGTTTAATTAAAGAAGCGGCAACATTAGTAGATAGTGGTTATCTTATACTTCCTGCTGCAGACTTTTACACATCACAAGCTAAACAATGGATTGGTGGTCGTGTGTATACAAATCAATTACCTGCAGGTGCTAGTGTGTTAGCAGAATTTAGTACTGATTTAGACGCATTAGAAAATCCTGACGCTAACAGTTTTTCAACTTTAACAAATATAGAAACATCAGAAAGCGGTAACGAAGTACCAATGATTAATGTTATTGATAGGTGGTTAGTTGGTAAACTTACCTTGAAATCAGATAGTGGTAGAATATCTAGTCCCGAAGTATATTCATATAGTTATCGTGCTTTTCCAGAACCTGAAGATATACTTGCACGTATTCCTATTAACGTATCAGATCGTATTGAACGTCCTGGTAAACGCGCTAAGAACATACCTGGTATAGGTAAAAAATTATTTGACGCAGTTAAAAAATTAGAAGGTAAATCAGTGACTCTTACTCTTTACAAACCTAATGAAATAATTAGAGGTATTGTAGAAAATGTTACTTTACCTATACAAGAAATTACAAAGCTAGGTTCAACTATGGTGTTTTGTACTATACAAGTAAGAGGTCAAAGACAAGCTGCAGGCACTGGAGAAGTAACATCTTTAGGTGCGCTTGGTATTGGAAGATTAGGAGTACACCGATTTGGTGTGTGATATACTGACGAGGAGAATTTAAAGTATGGTTAATACAAGAAAAGCAGCAGAGACATTTACACGTAACGCGTTTGAAACAACGCTATCTAGTACGTTTGGTGCTTCTGATACAACAGCAACTGTTGCTTCTACATCAGGACTAACAAGTCCTTGTTATTTAGTTATCGAACCTGACAGTTCTACACAACGTGAATACGTTTTTTTTGACGGTACATTTACAGGAACACAGTTAGTAACAACAACTGCAGATAATAGGTACCTTACAGGATCAGCAGCAGCTTCAGGTTTATCACATCCACAAAACTCTAAGGTACGTATGGTACCTGTACAACAATTATTTGAAGATATATTTGACGCACTAGGTCAAGTAGTAGATGTAAGTTATGCTTCAGGTACAGCAGGTACTCCTAAATTAGCTGCTAACTTAGACGCTAACAATAATAAAATTACAAACCTTACTACTCCTTCAGCAGCAGCAGACGCTGCAAATAAATCTTATGTTGACGCAAGTGGTGTAACCTTACTAGATGAAGATGACATGGCTAGCAACAGTCCAACAGCAGCAGCTTCACAACAATCTGTAAAAGCGTATGCTGATACAAAAGCAACTATCGGATTAATAATAGCTTTAGGAGGATAACATGGGTATTCTTCTTATGCTTAAAGAAGGTGGAAGTCTAGGCATAGATACTATTGGTAACTTACCAATCGATGAAGACATAGATCTATTACCTGATACAGTTTCAGGTCAGTCAATTGCATTTAGATTAATAATGGAAAGTCTATCTACTACTTCTACAGGTTCGGGATCAAAACCTCGTGCTATAGTTATGGGAGATAGTTAATAATTAATTACTAGGAGAATAGAATATGGCAGAAACATTTCAAACAGTTAATGTAGCGTTAGGCAACGTAGCAGACGCAGTAGTTTATACTTGTCCTGCAGCAACAACAGCAATCGTAATACATTGTCAAGTTGCTAATGTAGATGGTACAAACGCAGCAGATTTAAACATTGACATGAATGATGGTTCGACTGTAGCAGCTTTAGTCTCAACTTTATCAGTTCCTGCTGATAGTGCAGTAAATCCTATTGGAGGAAAACTTGTACTAGAAGCTGCTGATGAGTTAAGAGCTTGGGCAGGTGCAGCTTCAGATCTTGAATTGACTCTTTCTTTACTAGAGATAACATAGGAGAATAAATGGCAGAATTAGGTTATATAGGTCCTAAACCTACACAATTCCCTCATGGAAATTCAGGTTTATTTTCTTTAAAGGACATAGATGAATTAAAAGCAAACAACGAATATACAGCTGCAGAAGGATTTATTGTAATGAAATATTACATTTCTGCAGGTGGTGGTGGCGGTGCAGGTGGTAGCATTGTTCATGGTGTTGGAGAACACGCAGGTGGAATGGGTGGTGCAGGTGGACTTATTACTGCAACAGATGATACAAGTTTTAAATTAGGTACTAGCTACACAATTACTATTGGTGCAGGTGGTGCAGGTTCTGCTTACGCAGGTGCAGGTTATGGTGTAGGTACTAGTAATGGTACTAATGGCACAGATACTACTTGTACTTATGAAGGTGGAACTTACACAGCTGTTGGTGGTGGCGGTGGTGGAGGTTTTGCTAACTGGTATGACGCTGCTAATGGTTCAGCAGGTGGTTCAGGCGGTGGTGGTGGACCTTCTTTTAACTACACAGCTTTAGTAGGTGGTGCAGGTACAGCAGGTCAAGGTAACGCAGGTGGTTCTAATGGA